GTTTTGATAATTTACACTATTTACATAATTTTCTTCAACTCGTTGTTGGTTTTGATAATTTACACTATTTACATAATTTTCATGTACTTGGTTTTGATAATTTACACTATTTACATAATTTTCATGTACTTGCATTTGATTTTGATAATTTACATTATTTAAATAATTTTCATGTACTTGCATTTGATTTTGATAATTTACATTATTCAAATAATTTACATTATTTACATAATTTTCTTGCGCTTGCTTTTGATAGTAAAACATTTTATTTCAAATTGTTTTATATAATAAATAAATATCATCTTTTTATGTGATTTATAAATAAAGTGATTCAAAACTTACAATATCTCTTAATATCTTGTCTTCCATATTTTCTAATTTTTCAAGTAATTTTATATATCCAAATGTTTCACAAACATATTTGATTTCATTACATATATTTAAAACTTTAATTATATTTTTTACAAAATTACCTTCATATAAATTTAATTCACAATTTTTATAAATTGCATCAACAGTACTTCCTTTTGACCATAAATAACAAGATTCTATAAAATCATAACTCAAATTATCAGTAGAATCAACATAGTATTTACTAGCTTGTGTATCTAAATTTTCTTTAATATCTTCAATTTGTTTAATTGATTTAATCATATTTTGTGTAATATCTAATTCTTTAGCATAATTATATTCTTCAATATTTTTTTCATTAACTAATATTGCGATAACACCAAATATTTCTTCAAAACTTAGATTTTCTAAAATCCCAGATTCAATAATTTCAGTTAATAAAATTTCATCACATTCATTAATTTCAGCACCAATAAAACCTTTTTTTAATAAATCTTCTTTAGTTAAATCTTTTACATTTTTATCACTTTTTTGAATGTAATTTAAATCCATTAAATATTCTTTTGAAATATTTAAACCAAATAGTAAATCACTTTCAGTTAGTTTTCTTTCAAAATTTAGGATATTTTTACCATCATTAATAAATTTATTTCTTAATTTATATTCTTCAATAATTTTTTTATCTTCTTTTATTAAATTAATTTGATGTAATAATTTTTTTCTTTTATTACCTTTTGTGTTATCATATTTATATTCTAAATTAATTAAATTATCTATTTCTTCTTTTAATTGAGAATTATCAATTTTTTCTTTTAATAAATTATAATTATTTTTTAAAATATTAAGTTCTTGAAATTTAGTGATATCAATTTTTTTCTTTTCATCTCCTAATAATGATTTATCTAAAAAATTATTTAAGTTATAATCATCAGTTTGAACAACTTTTAATAAAAATTTGGTATTTAAAATTAATTTTGATTGAATAGATACAGCACTTCCTGTTAACATATTTTTAAATTCTTCAGGTTTATTCATATCTTTTAATGGAAGAAAAATTACTGTACCTTCTTTATCTTTACCTCGTCTTCCAGCTCTACCAGCCATTTGTAAATATTCTGCAGTATTTAAATTTCTAAAACCATTACAGTTTGAATCGAATTTCTTTGTTTCAGTAAATATAACACATTTAGTAGGCATATTAACTCCAACTGCAAATGTTTCTGTAGCAAATAATATTTTAATTAATCCTTTTGAAAATAATATTTCTTGCAATTCTTTTAATGGATGAACTAAACCAGAATGATGAAAACCAATACCTTTCATCAATAATTTGTAAATTTGTTGTGTTTGACCTAATTTTTGATAATCTTTAAACATACCTGTTAAATATTTATCCATTATATTTCTAATTTCTCTAACTTCCAAATGACTAATAATATCTATATCAATTAATTTTGCATATTCTTCACACCGTTTTCTACTATATGAAAAAAATATACTCGGAAACATTAATCTGTCTTCCATATATCTAACTAACTTATTTATCTCTTTAACAACTCTTAATTTACCTTTGCTTATAATTTTATTCATATCATTACTGATTTCAACATATTTATTATAATTAAAATTATTCTTATTATCCATTATTTTTTCTAATTCATTTTCATAAAAAATATTGTGAGTTAAAGGAACTGGACGAAAATTAGTTTTAACCATATCAACTTGTTTTCCTTTTGAAGCAATCCATTTTCCTAATTTTTCTGGATTGTTTATTGTAGCTGATAACATTATAATTTGAATATCTTTAGGTAACATAATTAAAGTTTCTTCCCAAACATGACCTCTATCACGATCATTAATATAGTGAACTTCGTCAAAAATAACACAAAATAAATCTTCAATAAAATTATTTCTGAATAACATATTTCTTAAAATTTCTGTAGTCATAATAATAATATTAGCTTCTGGATTTTGCTTAATATCACCAGTTAAAATACCAACAGAATCATATTGTTTTGAGAAGTCATAATATTTTTGATTAGATAAAGTTTTAATTGGACTAGTATAAATTATTTTTTTATTTTTAGATAAACCTAAAGCTATAGCATATTCAGCAATAGTTGTTTTTCCAGCTCCTGTATGTGCACAAGCTAAAACATTATTTCCTTCTTCAATAGAATTAATTGCATTTTTTTGAAAAATATCAAGTTCATATGGGAAGTGAACTGGCGGATTTTTATTAATGATATCACAATCTTCAGTTTTTAAAATTAAAGACATTTTTATATTTAATAAATTATAATTATTTAAATATATTATATTTTCAATTTATATATGTCAATTATTATAATTCCTTATGGAGATTTATGTAATAAAATAATGTCTTTACTTGGAGCAATAGATTTAAGTAAAAAAACTAAAAAAAATGTAGAATTATGGTATTCAAATCAATATTTTGATGAATTATATGATGAAAGTTTTGAAAAAATTTTAGATAAATTTCCTAAATTAAATTTAGATAAAATATCTTTTAAATTTTTTAAAAATAATTTAAATAATAATAAAGAAATATTAAAAGAAAAAATATCTAAAAAATTATTAGAGAAATATAATATTAATCAAATTAGCAGATTAGGGCTTATTGCAAATGAATTCCCTATATTAAATTTTGAAGATAGACCTATAATAATAGATAGTTATATTAGAGGTTATAAAAATAGCAGTTTTGATATAATTAAAAATTGGTTAAAAGATGTAACTAAATATAGATCATATAACAAATTTATAAATGAAATAGGATTTAATTGGATTAATACTAATAAAAATTTATGTATTATTAATTTACAAATTAGTGAATATTATGATGGAATATATAATAATTTTGATAATTATCATTACATACATTCAATTAATTATTATGAAGAAGCATTAAAAATTATTTCAAAAAAATCAAAATTACCCTTATATTTTATAATTATGACTGATACTAATATAGATAGTTTAATAAATTATTACAATAAAATAGAAGAATATGGGGAAATTATATATATAAATGAAAAATTATTAAATAGAAATAATATTACAATATTAGCTAGTAAAGCAAAATATATTATAGGATCATTAAATCATTACTATTCTACTTTTCTTTGTCATATATTTGATAATATAGAATTATCAATTAGTCCAAATTTTGAAATTATTGATAAAAATAATTATTCTAAAAAAGTATATATTTTAGATGATGATAATTTTAAAATAACTAATAAAAGAGAAGTTTTAAGAAATAATTTATTTATTACAAAAAATTTATCATCAAATGATAAATTTTGGATTTATAAAACAAATTATCGGACTAATTTTAAATTATTTAAAAATTATTATGATTTATATGAAAAATTAATTGATTCTATGTATTTAAAAAAATTATTATTACATAAACACTACTATAATGATGAAAATCAAAATTTGAGAGAAGTTAATTCAAATATTTCTCTTAATGAAGGTATTGAATTATTTAAAATTATAAAACAATATAAACCAAAAAAACTAGTCGAAATTGGTTTTGCAGTTGGAATATCAACATTATTTATGTTATGCGCATTAGAAAATGACGCAATTTTATATAGTGTAGATCCATATCAAAAAATTCAATGGAATAAGTTTGGATTAATCAATGTTAATAATTTATTAGATGAACAAAAATTACCTAAAAAAATGCATAAATTTGTTGAAGATTATTCTATTAATTTTTTTAAAAAAGAAGATAGATCATATGATTTAGTTTTTATTGATGGAGATCATAGTTATCAAGGGACTATAATTGATTTATATGGTGCAGATAAAGTATTAAAAAAAAATGGTTTAATGATAATAGATGATGTATTACATTATGATGTAAAAAAATCATTAAAAAATTTTTTAAAAAAAAAAGATTATTATGAAAAAATAGATACTAATTTAGCAACAATGAATTTTTATATAAAAAAAATATAATTATTTCTTTTTATAAATAATATTTTGTTTAAAATAATTTTGTATTTCAGACAAGAATATTATATGTTCTTGAAGTGTAATATCATATTTGTTAAAAAACTTATCATAATCTTGATTTAATAATTCCATATTATATTTTTTTGATTTAAAAAATTCATCAGGTAAATAAAAAATATAATCAATATATTCTTGTTTTAAATCTATAAAGTTTAAAGTACTTTTATAATTAAAATATTCTTCTATATTAAATATAATATTATTTAAATAATCATTTTTTACATCGATATTTGCATCATTAAAGTATAATGATCTTTTACTACATTGATTAAATAAATTTATATTATTTTGTGTTTTTAAATCTGAATTATTTTTATAAAAGTCTTTTAAATTTTTAAAACGAGTATTATAATTATGAATATCTTTTTTAAATCTTCTATCGACATCATCAAATGTTGAATCGCTAATATTATATTTTTTTTTAAATCTATCTTTATTAGGTAAATCAAGTAAATATTTTGGTGTAAATATAATTTTAAAATTTTTAAAATTATAAACTAAATCTAAAAAAATTTTTTGATTATATTTTTTTTCTATTTCAATAATTTTTTTTTTATAATTATTATTTGAATGATTATATTCTAAATATTTATCATATAAAACTTTTATTTCTCTATATATTCTAAAAAAACTATCATCAGATAAATTTTCAAAATCATGAATTTTCTTATCTAAATTTTCAATTATATATTCCTTATTTTTCTTTATCATTTCATTCATTAAATGATATTCTTCATTAATTATTTTTTTTGTAGAATTTTCTTGTATATTAAATTTTAATATATTCTCAAGTTCTTCTCTAAAAATTTCATATTTATTTAAAAATATTTCTAATGATTCATTATATTTTTTTTTGTTTTTCTTATTTTTTTTTTTATAAATATTTTTATCATCTAAATATTTATAAAAATTACTTTCAAATTCATATAATTCTTCTAGTATATTAAAATTATACTTTTTCTCATTCATTATTAAAAAATATTTATCAAATTTAATTTCTACTAAAATATTATACTCTACTAACCTATTTTTAGTTTCTTCTAACTTAGTATCATAAATTGTACCTTCAAAATTTTCTATTACTTCATTAGACTCATATTCATCATCTGAACTATCATCATTTGAAAGATTTTCAGAAACTACAGTGTTATTAAAATTTTCTATTGAATTAATTTCATAAGATGTGCTTTCAAATTTATCTAATATTTCATTAGATTCATATTCATCATCAGAATTAGAATCAATTTCTAAAATATCATTTATATTTTCTATGATTGAATTTTCTAATTCTGAATATGGATCATAACGATTAGATATAATTTTAGTTTTATTCATAGATAAATCGAATCTTACTTTTTTCATAATATATTATTATAATACTATATTATATAATAAAATATTTTTTCAATTTTTATATAGAAATTCTTATTTTTTATTATGTTGATAATTTAATGTTAACATAGCCATATGTTCTTTAAATTGAATACCATATTTTTTAAAAGTATTTTCATAACTATCTTTTATAAATTTTAAATCAGATTCATCAAATTCATTATGTCTTTTTTTAAAATATTCATTAGGTAGATCATATATAATATCCAAATATGATTTTTTTATTTCTCTTATTCTTTCAATTGAATTATTTTTTCTCATAAAAAAGTTTAATATATTATTTATAAAATTAATAATATCATTTTTTTTTGATAAATTTGGTTTTTTAAAATATTTATATCTAGTTTGACATTTTAATATTTCTTCTTTTAAAAATTCATCATCTTTGAAATATTGGTATTTATTATAAATAATATCTAATTTATTATACATAATATTATATTCTTCATTTGCTTCAACTATTTTATTTTTTGAAATTCCGGTATTTTCATTAAAATATTCAAAAAATTTAGCGAATTTATAATTTCCCTCATCATCTAAATAATATAAATCGTAATGTAAAAATTCAAATACTAATTTTACTAACATCAAATAATTATATTCTTTATTAATAAAATTATATTTATCAATATATGTATTTTTAATATTACGATATTCTATATATTCTTTATATCTTTTATAAATATCATTAAAATTTATAAAAATATTATTTAATTCTGAATATTTATAATAAAGAATGTTTATATTTTCATGTTTGTTATTTATAAAACTTTCTTTAAATTGATTATCATACTTATCTAATTCTTCCATACAAAATTTAATGTTATATTCTATTGCTATTTTAATATCATCACTAAAATTCATATCTGATGATTTTGAATCTTCAGATTTTTTTGAATTATCATTTAATATAAATTTTAAGATTTCTTCAAGTTCAATTTTTAAAATTTCATACTTATTAACAAATTCATTAACTCGTTTATTATAACTTTCTTTTTTCTTTCTATTAGTATTTTTATTACTTTTTAAATATTTTTTTCTTTCATATAATAGTTTAAATTCCTCATGAAATTTATATAATTCTTCTAAAGAATTTAATTTATATTTTTTATTTTTAATATTTATAAAATATAAATCAAAACTATTCTTAATTAAAATATCAAATTCTTTATAATATTCCATAATTTCCACAAATTTAGAATCATACATTGTACCCTCAAAATCTTCCTCTGATAATACCGATTCTACCTCATCATCAGAACTATCTGATAAATCATTATTTATATATTTATCTGAATTAAATAAATTATTAGAATTTTTTTTTTCTAATAAACTATTATTTACTTCTGTCTTATCACTATCACTTGCTTCATTTAAAGTAATTTCATCTGATAAATTATAATTTAAAATATTTTCAATATCTTGAATAAAATTAAAATCACAATTGTTATTTTGATCAGTACTTTGAAAACTAGGTGCTTTTCGAACTGAATTCAAATTATTTAAATTATCGTGATTGATATATTGAAAACCAGGTGGTGCTTGTAATGAATTTAAATTAATTTGATGAAAATCAAATGATG